GAATTAAAAGCCATTTTTCTATCCTTCCTCTATTTGAGGTTAGTTATTGAGTTATTCGCCCTTCGGCTCGTGCTTGGTCGATTTCTTTTTCAAGTTTCTCGAACTCCCACGGCTTGAGTTTGGCGATTTCAGACACTTTCCAAATCTTTCCTTTTTGATCAGTTATCGCAACATCTTTTGGTTGAGTTTTAGTCACCGTAGCTGCTGGGTCACTTTTCATAGACTTGGTTGGTTTTTTCGCAGATATGCCCATTTCTGCTTTGTAAAGAGATACTATTTTAGAAGCCCATTTAGCATTAGTATTGTTTTTATATATACCGTTACTTAATTCTTCAGGCTGATCATCGAGCCAAGCAATGAATTTCTCATCACTCTTTAACGTACCAAAATCAGGGTGCAAACGAAGTAATTCTTCATATGCTTTCTCTTTCTTAAGAGCTTTCTCCCTCTCTTTAACGACTTGGATTTCTTCTCGTAGACTAGCAACTGTCTGTTCAGTTTTTAAACCAGAAACAGTTTCCACTACTTCAAAAACATCAGGGTACTTTTCTTTAAACTCCTGAAGTTCTTCCGCAGATTTTGGAGGAACAGTTCCTTGTGGTAAACTTTGCATGTTTTCTTTAATTGCTTTTATCTCACTAGCTAGCTGTTCACGCTCACTTTTGAACTCGTTGAGTTTAGCATCATAATGTTTTTTAAGATCATCATAACGCTTTTTGTAATCGTGTTCTTCTGCTGGCTGTTTTGATTCTACGAAACTTGTACTTTCCTCTTGAGTAGCCACTTCTTGTTGTTGTTCTTCTTCCTGAGTGGGGTCTTGAGCTTGTACTTCATCGTCATCATCATCTCTATCCACTTCCTCACGATATTTATTTTTGTAAAGATTTGGATTGTTAAGAACTCCAAAGGAGTCATTCGGTTTGTTTGCTCTCGCACCTTTTACTTGTTTTGCCATTGTATTTACCTCATTTATTGCAGTGCCACATGGCTGTGGGTAGCTGCTTCGGTTTGTCAGGGCCAGTGATATTACTGGGTAGCTGACGGATTCTTAATTGGTGTGTAGTCGTAAATAAATCCTTCTTCACCACTAAGAGTTGCATCTCCCATCTCTGTGGGGGCAAACCCTGTTACTGTTCCCAGTATAGGCACTCCTTTAGATACAACATTTTTAACTAAACTATCTACTACTAGTTTTCCAAAAGCTTTAGGACTTCTATTTGCAGTCTCTAATAGCATTATTGTTGCTTTATCTTTTTCTTTTGGAAATACTCCTTCATACATAAAATCTGTGAAGGCTTTAATACTTCTGTTTCCTCTTTTAACTTCGTTAGCCATATAATCTATGTACTTTAATGACTGAAATATTCTAGATTTTTCATTTTTTGTTAAATTTTTAGGTAACTTAGATTCTTCTTTTTCCATCATATGTCGAGCTATATTTTTCTTTAAGAAAGCTTTTTTTGCACCTTTTTTGTATTCGTCAAAAGTAAGCTCCATAGTTTTTGCAACTTCACCATATGTTTTTGTAAAATTTTTATTTGGAGAAAACCAAGAGCCAGTATATTTATCTTGAAGTAGAGCAGCTCTTTTAGGTATTTTTGAAGGTTCACCTCTATAAAGTGTAACTTTTTGTTCGCCACCTTTTGCAGCAAAGCCTTCACCAGCTTGTACCTTTTCTTGGTTACCAGCTTTTTGCCTGCGTTCTACTTCACGCTTACCTTTGTTATTTATTTTTTCTAATTTATCGTAGCCTATCGCTTTTGCTACGTGTGGAGGGACAACAACTTCGCCACGAGATATTTGTATATCTAACTCTTCTCTACTTGGTATTTTACCAATCTTAAAGTTTTTGTCAACCCCTATATCTCTGGTCATGGCTTTCTGGTAGCCTTCAGCTAATATTTTCTGTATGTCTATAGAGCCTGCATACTCCACAGCAGGAGCGTTGATTACGAATGTTCCGTCTTTTACTTTTAGTGGAATGTCATCTGCAATGGTTGTTTGATCACTGTAGTTTTCAGGAGGTCCACCAATAAATCCTGCAGGTTCGGCTTCACCTTTGCCACCAAGTGCAAAACCGTTTCCTACTCTTCCTCCTTTAGCAGTCCATCCTCCGCCAAAGCTATCTGATTGTTCGTCATTATCTACTCCAGATGAATCGTTAAGACCCGACCCTCCCCCGCTTGGAGAAGAAGGATCATTATCTGTACTTTGATACCCTGCACCAGTAGGTCCACCTAAATTTCCTGATGAACCAACTGCACCTGCTGATGGTCCTAGCCCTGATCCGTAAGTTACACCAGTTATGCCTGCTCTTCTATCTGATGCTTTAGTCGATTTTTCAGCTAGTGATTGAGAAAGAGTAGGTTTATCTGGATCTATAACATTACCCCAAAAATTTGTATTATTTCTAACGTCTTTTAAAGAGTTTATTACATCTTTTTTATCTATTCCGTAAACGCTTGCTGTAATTTCAACATCTTTCATTGATCCTGCTCTTGCCCCTCCAGATATTGTTTGCAAATAACCTCTTTCGTCGTACCCTCTACCAAACCCTGTGTTAACAGCCATACTATTAGTTCCAACTTCAGTTTGTGTGTTGTAACCTAAAGGAGCATAGCCTTTACTTATTGCTTCTAAAGCTGTTAGTTGATTTATATCTAAATTAGTAGTACCAGTGTAAGTCTTACCAAGAGGGCCCCTGCTTACAAGTTGCCCTCCTATATAACCAAAAAACCCAGTAGGAGATTTTTTTCCACCATACCCTGTCATAGCATTTGCATTCATAGCTGCTATACTCTGGGATATATTGTTACTTTGTATAGAATAGTTTATATCCATAACTGTTCCTAAAACAGCATGACTAGGTCTAGCTGATGGATTACCAAGAGGATCTTGGACTGTTGTTACATTGGCAAATGCACTTACTAAGTTTGTTGCAATTGGATTAAACCCTAACATACCAAGAGCTTTTTTACCAACACTCTTAGCCACTTTCTCTGCTGTAATTGATTTTATGTCTTGCTTGACATCTTTTACACTTTGCGGAGCAGCAAGTGATATTCCAAAATTCTTACTTAAAAAACTTTGGCTTCTATCTTTAAATCCCGCATTTTGCAAAGATGTGTTATAATCAACAAAGCTAGCATTTATGGCATCAAGAGAAGAAGAACTACTTAAAGCGTTACTAACTCCACCACCTAAATTAGCCATATCAGTAGCTGATAGATCTTGATCTTCTCCGCCTTCAGTAACTCCGACTTGACTTATATCTACATCACGTTTTGGCTCATCGTCGTCACTCCACCTATCAGGATCAGTTACTTTTATTCCTGTAGTGTCTAATCCTTGCTTATAGTAATCTACATTTTGAGTGATATATTCTCGACGTTTCACTCGTTCTTTATCAGGTTGCCCAAAGAACGTAGATCCAAAATCAACAAAATCTAGTACACTAGACATTTTTCATAACTTCCTTGTGATTATTCTTCAAATTGAGGAGCATTTCCAGTAAAGCCAGCTTCCCCTGCAGTTGGCGTAGCTCCGACTCCGATTGTGCCGTTACCAGACCCTTGATTGTCAGTTCCTTCAGGTCGTTGAGATACTCCGCTAGGTTGTCCCATTCCTTGCTGTTGACTATTGGGGCTAGCACCCTCGCCTGTTCCTTGTTGAGCATCTTGTTGCATTCCTTTCAACATCTCTGCGTATATTTGAGCTTCGTTTGCATCATTGACTAATGTATCTGGGTCAATGTCCTGAGCTATTGCTAATTCTCTCATTAAATTCGGTATTTTTATAAACGGTGCAAGCATAGGGTTCGCTACGGTTTGCAATAGAGATGTAAGTCTTTGGCTTCTTACTTCTTTTTGCATCACTGCTGCTACCCCACGAGGTTTGATCTCAAGATCGCCTTCTATGTCATCTACGTTTTCATTGAACTGCATGTTCCATTGAAAGTAAGCTTCACCAATTGGTTTGAGTAGATTGTCATCTATGTTTTTTATAACTGTCTTCATCGCAAGACCTGCAGAACCCATTAACATAGATAAACCTGCTGCAGTTCTACCTGTTCCTGTTACGCCTGTCTGTCCGTGCATGATAGACGGTATACCAGTTTCTTCGTCTGCAAGCTGTCGAGATATCTGGTACATCTGTATGTTTTCACCTGCTGTGTTTGGAAACTTAAGACCGTTGATTGCTGTACCTGTCACACCCGACTGTCTGCGGAATATCTTTCCGGGGAATATGTCCATACTTTGTCCGGGAACTAAACTAGCTTCGTCTACGTCAAATACAAGATTACCTGCAAGTGCTAAGTTATCAATAGCCATACGAACGTGACCGTTCATAAGTAACTGAGCATCTTCCATGTTCTCTGCGACACCGACACCCCATAGTTGATATGGATTTATCTCAAACGGAAAAGCTTGGAATGGTATTCTAGCAGGAGTAAATGGATTTGCTACACAACGAATAACTTCGTTACCACATACCCAAACGTTTACTTGTACCTGATCAAACTCAGACATCTCATTGACGCCTTCCATACCTACTTCATCAGCATACTTCTTGTCTATAACACCCCAGTACTCAAGAACTTCAAATCTACTTTCTTGATAATATGGCTCAGTTTCATCTTCTCTGATAGTATCTTCGTAGTACTTATCTTCGTAGTTAGCACCTTTAGCTAAGCACTCCCCAATAGCATCTGCATCAAAATAAGGTCGTTGTATAAGACCTCTAAGCTGTTGACGATTCATACGATGTCTTTGTATTACGTACTCGCAGTCTTCAATGCTTGTTGCTGATGGGTCAGGGTGAAAGTCCCACACAGATACATACTCTATGCGTGGTACTACTTTTTCGTATGGTACGTAGTTTCTTTGACCATTATCATCTCTTTCCCATTTGTGGACTCGCTTGTAGAAGTTAAATGGGCCTTTGATGATTCCTGTTCCCAATAAGGATGACTCAAAAATAGCCTGTCTAAACACATTAACTGCATTCGTATCGAGAAGCTGATCATGGATACATTTCTCCATTCTAAGTGCCATCTCTTGTGCAGGCTTAAGTTGAGGTTCACCCATCTTAGCAGGACCTTTAGCCAACATGTCTGGAAACTCTTGGTCGTATGTCCCCAGTTTGTGTGGCTTATTGGCTTGTAACCCTCCGGGCGGAACGTCTCTGCCATCTCCCTCAAAGCCGTAAGGATCTACGACTTCATCTAAAGGTGTTTTCATATGTGCAAATTCTTCAATACCTTCTGGCATTGGAGTTGGTTCAACGACTATTGGAAACTTTTTGTTAGCAAAAAGAATATCAATAATTTGACCATACGCAGCAAGAACTTTAGTTTTGGTTATCTTTATAAATACTTTAGATCGTTCGGAATCCCTGTACTGAGTTGTGGAATCATATATTCCCCTAAAGTTTTTAAAAGCTTGTAACCATCTGTGTTCGTGACTACGTCTTCCGTTTTCAGAATCCTCGAATTTACTACGAACGTAACCTGCTAATCCGGGCATCTGCTCCGATGGATTAGATATAGGTACGCCAGTATCGTCTTCGGGTTGAAGAAAATTATCAGCCATATGCTTACCTTACTTAGAAGTAGTTTTTGTCGTCTGCCATTTTGAAAAAAGAACCTTCAACAGTCGGCTTAGATTGCTTCTTTGGCATATCAGATTGTAAGTCGTAGTTTCCCATCTTTGTGTCAAAGTCTGCACCTTCACGAGTTAATTGGTTTGCACCCATTTGATCGTCAACTGATGTCTTGTCGCTGTTCATTATGTATGCAGCACCATAGTTGTAATTATTGTTTGGCATAACTGCCCTCCTATTGCATATTTAAATTTTGTTGCTTACTTATAAAGCCCTCTTCTTCAGAGGGGGGTATAACTGCCTTATTTCTATTAGTTCTAGCAGCCAATCTCTGTTTTCTTAGTAAATTTGCTTCTTCTTGTCTTTTTGTATCAAGACCTAAAGCTTCAGGTATACTTTTCTCTCTTGCTTCTTTTACAAATCCTGAAACTAAGTCTACATCACTAGCGGGAACAGGTGTAAATTCAGATGCACCATACAGTACTGATTCAACAGGTGACATACCTTTTGCTTTTGCTTCTTGATAAGAAAGCACTGCTGCAACAGGTGGTAAAACACCTAGTAGTGTTTTTCCTACATTTTTTATTTGTTGTATCTTACTAAGTTTAGGTTTAGTTCTGTTATCTTTTATACCTATTTTATTTAACTTTTCTAATTCTTCTGGAGAAAAATCATCAAAATTTGTTGGTAAATTTTTTGTATCATTAGTATCAATAATATCATACTCACCTTCTATAACGTTACTTTCAGGTAACTCTGGCACTGCAAATTCTTGTTTAGAAAGATCTTGTATCGCAGTATATTTCTGAGATGTACCAGATTGTATTGTTTTTACGTTACCTTCTCCAGTTAAATATGTACTAATTAAATCTTGATCAGATGCAAGTGATTTACCTTCAGGTAGTTTTCCTACTTTTGTCATGGCATTATCAAGTTGACTGCCCATATGTTCACTTAGTATTTCGTGGTATTTTAAATCTTCGACACCATACAGTCCTGTCATTGGAGATGGATATAAAACTTCGCCACCTGCACTAGGAGCAGAGATTGCTCTACCCTTCATCTTAGCCATTTCAGGTAAAGGTATACCTAATTTATACCCTACAGTAGAGTTAAATCTTCTCAGGTCATAAGAAGAAGTAAAGTGATCTAGCATCTCTCCTGTTTCTTTATTTTGCATTATATTCTTAACTTTTATTTTTTTCATCAACTGATTTATTGCATTGTCTGGTAAGGGTTTTCCTTCGTCAGTTAAGAACATATAATTTTCTACTTGACTTAAATCGCCAAATCTTTTTTTATTACTTTCAATGGACGCAGCTAATATTCCTTGAACTTTACTAGATGCAGGTATATCAATGTTAAAGTCCATTTTTGTTTTTCCTGCACCTATAAATATACCGGGGGCAACGCTACCTTCTAAAGCAGGCTTTAAAGCATTCATTGGCATTTTTTGTACTTCATTAGTTCTAAAACCTAAGTGCATCATTGCAAAAGTGGCACGAACTACTGGTATATCTTTAGGATTGTTTTTTGCATGTTCTAGAAGTGCAAGTTGAAACTCCCCTGCTTTGAGGTGATTAAAGGCAAACTTTGCTGATCTTGCCCCCGGTTTAGCGTCTAGTATAACTGTGTTAGTTAATCTAGGTATACCGTTAGCTTTATAATAGTTAAGTTCTTTTCCTGTAGACCGATCAACTTGACTTTGTACGTTTTCTTCAATACCTTTAAATGCAGAATAATATTTTCTCTTTGTACCTACACTATCTGTTTGATCATAAACTTTTATAAGTGGGTTTATTTCATCGTCAGTAGCAGCATCTAAAAATTCTATCACAGGTTTATTCATAAATTCTCTAATATAGGGCTTAGAATTGAACATAGCTCTATATTTTTTACCGTCAAAAGGTTTACCTTTACCAGCTTTATTTTTAATAGCTTGTTTAATATACATATCAACTACTTCTGATAGTGTAGTTTTATTTATATCAAATTTATTTTCTATTATGGTAAATTTACCACCGCCACCTGTAGGAGCTGCCATTATTTAATACCCGAATGTTTCATTTTGGACTTGATAGACCTGATTCTTGATACCATTAAGCGTTTGATGAATCGCCGCATAACCTGTCATCCTTGTCATTAACATATACCTCAACGCATCGTATGCGTGGTCTTCCGCTTTGGTGTCCACGTCTTCGCTGTTAGTCTTGGAAAGAGGAATTGCTGCCAATTGCTTGACAGTGTTGCTACAATTAGAAAACACTCGTAGTCTCGGTTCGTTTGTTCTTGGGTCATCTGCAAGCCTACGATGAATTTCCATTTTACCTTGTATTCTATTTCGATCTGAGGGAGTCCAACGAACTCCGCATCTCATCATTGTTTCAGCTATAGAAGGACCAAAGCCTGTCTTGTTCCAACATGATGAGTCTAATACTGTGTAGTGAGGTAACGGATCTAATTGTTCCGCTTCTAGTATTCTATCCGCTAATTGCTCCGCTGTCAACTGTTTTACGTATAATTCTCTGTAAATCCAGATATTATTATCCCAATCAATAGCACCCCAAAGAACGCAAGAAGGACTCGCATACCCGTAGTCAGCCGCCCTGATGCGGGGCCAGTTGGTAGGTAAGTCAAAAGATTCGACAACATGTTTCGCTCTGCTAAATTCTGGGAAGGCTGCACCATCGGCTACATCCCAATCCCCTTCAAGTAATCTTTTACGTTCTATCTCTGGTAGTGAACGAAGCATAGCTTCATATTGTCCATCAGCCATAAGGAACGGATTGTCTGTTAGACGTGCAGGAATGAACCTACGATAAAATAAAGGTTGTCCTTCTTTTTCGTGTCCTTGCGGCCACAAGAAAGGTCTGCCTGTTTCGACGTCAGATGCAGCAAACGGTTTGTTGTGTTCACCTACGTCAATGTACATCTTCTTGATCCACCATCCACCGATTCCTCCGGGGTTGGCTGTACACCTCATATACAGACTTTGCTGTAGCTCTGGGTCGGTGCTTCTCAATCTTGATCTTAGGTAGTCCCACACGTACGGTGTTGGGTACTGGGTTATCTCGTCTATGCCTATCCAGTTGAAAGCTTGTCCTTGAAATCGGGTTACATCTTTGTCTTTGTCTAGATACGTAAACCAAATGGTAGCTCCCGATGGGAAATGCCACGTTGACTTTGACTCCCTGAACTTTGCTCCGGGGAACGCTTTCGGATATAGCTGTCGTGACTTGTCTATTAACTCAGTAAGTTCGTCGAGAGTACGCCTAAGAAGAAGACCCCTATGATTAGGATTAGTGCAGTAACGAAGCGGATCTGCAAGCAAGGCGAAAGATTTGCCCCCACCAGCAGCACCTCCATAGAGTACATCTCTTTCACTAGCGGAAAGAAATTCTTCTTGAGGTCCTTCATTCGGTTGAAACACCACTTCACGATTGCCCACAAGTTCTTGGACAGGTGGAGGAAGTGTTGCCAACTCACCTGTATCGATAACGGTACTTGTATCTCCCTTAAGAGCTTTCTCAACTTTACCAACTTTCTCTTCAAGCTTTCTGGCATATCTTCTTTTACTTTCTGCTACTTTAGTTAATTTATCTGCACGTTTCTTTGCGTCACGTAATCTTTTCTGTGTCTGTCGTCTGGCTTGTTCGGCTCTGGACAGAAAATATCTTTGCTTTGGTGCGTCAGGGTCTTTCTTAGGTCGACCACGACCACGCTTCGGTGCGGTGGCTTCAGTCATTTATTCCTATTCTTAGGAGAATTAAAATATCTTTTAAATAGATCTTTACGAATTGCATCTTTACTTATAAGCATAGGCTGTTGTATTTTTTGTATAGGACCTTCACGTTCTGCAGCACTCATAAAACTCTTTGGTTTTGCTGTTCCTAGCTTACCATCTTTAGTTTTACCTACAGGAAGTCCAGTTTTTGCCGACGGATTGTTTCCTGTCAAAAACTTTTTTATTTTAGCACTGTCTGAAGAAGTAAAGAAGTGTTTACCTTTCTTATCCACTCCAGAACTTTTAAATACCTTAGATTCACCAGTTGTTTTATTTACAACTGTTCGTACTTGTTGTTTATCGCTATACGTCGCCATCTATGACCACTTCTTTCTTTGGTGGCAGCAACACAATGCCATGTACTGCTTGCACATTTACGTTAGTTGTTTCTTGTTTTCCTAGTCCTACCCTGTTTAAGAGCGATTCTGCAGCCCTAAAGCGTAGGTCATCCCCTCTTTCGGGTACGGGGTTGTCTATTGTGCTTACCAAGCGTGTAGCAGCCTTAAATGCGTTCATAGACAGTA